GTGGTGCTAGTAAGTTAGATCCTGCCAAGGCGGTAGATCCTAGCTGACCTGCTGTAAATGGCAAATTAGCACCTTTAAAACCAGCCGTTAGACTTCCGGGGGTTTGCGTTGCCGCTGTGGGATCAGAGAATATACCGGTACTAGGTGCAGTAGATGCGGCTGTTGTTGACGCTGTTGGTATGGGAACATTAGTCAACCCAACACCACCTTGAGCAACTGGACTTCCAAATGACGCTGGCTGAACGTAGGTAGATGGATTTACAAAATCAGCGGCACCCTCTACCCCCATACCAGAAACTGCCTCTGGACCTGCGGTCAAACTTTCAACTGCTGTTGGATCGGCTCCACTACCCATCAAAGAGCCTAATGCTTTACCACCAAGATAAGACATAAGACCTGTTTGTATTCCTTGCCCTAGATTACCTGTTTGCAAGTATGACCCTAATCCAGATCCGATTGAACCAGCGGCTAATGCACCAAGACCGCCAGCTAAACCAGCACCCCCTAAAGCCGCTCCCCCTGCTCCTAGTAATAGTGGTAACATTACTCGCTCCTATATATCTGCATATTCGGCCTTGGCATCAAACGATGGGCAGGCTTTATCAGCAAAATCTCTATGACCATATATTACAGAATCTGGATATTTATCCAATAGCTCTGACAGTAAATTTATCATTTCCGCTTTTTGTTCTTCGGTGCGTGTGTCTTTAGGATCTCTGTCAACGTCAGTACCACCAACATAGCAGATCCCGATGCTATCAGAGTTATGGCCCCTACAGTGAGCGCCAGTGATTTCTTCAGGACGACCCAAATGGCGTGAGCCATCCAGTTCAATGACCCAATGATAGCCAATATCACTCCATCCGCGTTCTTCAGTGTGCCATCTCTTTATTTCAGTCGTGCTGACATCACGACCCTCTGGTGTTGCCGAACAATGAACGATGATCTTCTTAATATCTCTCATGAGATTACTGTCTCCTATTCACGATGATTGTATCATCTTTGTGTCTATTTCGTAAGCCCTTTGACCTTTTCCACGGTTCTGAGTCCCCCTAAACCCAACATTCCCAGCAAAACAGTCATGAGACTATCCATATCAAAAGTAGGAAGATCAGGTGCTTCCATGCCAGCATATGCAAAACCGAAGATAATCATAGGAGCAAAAACAAAATGCCATATCATTGCAAAAGCTAGCCCCCACCCCAAAAACGGCCTCCAACCTGCCACAAATATACTTCTGTGTTGGGCCTCTGCCTTATTTATTTCTATTTGGCCCATGTTGGCTTCATGCATCTGCTTTTCAGCCATAGTGGCGATTTCATGAGCTAACTTATTTTTTTGATCTTTATCTTCTATAAACTTATCTAGAAGACCCGTAACTGGTCCTATTAGCGCTTGTATCATTCGTCCTCCAAAATTTCTAAAATCTCGCCAGCTTCAAGTCTTACTTTAAGTTGTTTGCATGACCACTTTTTATCAAAGTCAGCAGTATGCCCCACATTTCTTTTTATCTTACGGCGTATGTTCAGGCATTCAGACAGGTTCTTGTATGGCGTATATTCAACTCGCTCTTCACCTATCATCAACAGCAAAACAAAAGTCATCTCAATCATTCTTGATTCACCAACTTTTCTATGTTGTCTTCAATTTTGGTCAAGCGCCTGTCGTAAAATTCAAGCACCAGCTTTTGCTGTTGATCGTGTGGTGCGTTTCCTGATTCTATGCTTTCTGCCAGTTTCTCCAACTCACTAGCCAGATGTTCAATCATCATGAATTGTTCAGAGTCTGCGGGCAAACTACCCATTTCGCCTCTAGGCCATTTGATACGGAACTCTGTGTTCATGCCTAAATCTGTTTCCATAAGAATAAGTTTATTCTCAATCGTGTTTAAACGCTCAATAACTCCGAAGTATGCCCATGTTCCCACTGTTGCCGCTATCAGCAAAGCAATCAGATTACGGATGGGCATCGCAAGTTCGGTGTTTTCACTCAGCTTTGGCATCTGTGATGATCACCCATTGAACCGTATTTGGAGTGCTTTCTGTTCTAAAGTTACCTGCAAGATCCCAGTTTATATTATCTTTTATAACCTCTTGTTTCTCTTCACCTGTAACATGACCGTGTATCATTGCGGCCAACATAACTGCTATTATAATATTTTCCATAACTCATCCTATTTTTTAGACATCCATGCTGTGGTTCCCATATAAGCGCCAACGATGCCTGCTCCACTCAAGAAGATAAGGTCTGTGACGGCCCCTAACCCCTGTAGCTTTTCTGGTGAACACCAAGGGGACGCTAAAAATACCGCATAGAAACCCATGAATATTAATGTGTATCTAGCCATCCTGAGTTGCGCCAGATTTTTGCGAAGTTCTGTTTCTGTCTTCTTTATTTCTTTGACATGAGAAAGTTCTGAGTCGCTAACAATGCCATCACCGTCTTCGTCATATTCTGAATATATGCTGTCTTTCTGTAATTTTTTTTGTGCCATAAAGTTACCTATAACTTTTACGATACAGAAACAGAAACAGTGCCTAATGAAACAGTGACTGAAACACTTCCTGAATGTATCTCGTTAGCTCCGATAATTTTTAAAAAACCTCCGTCAGATATAAATATATCTCCTTGCGCCAGAAGATTGTTATTACCGTCAGTAGGTATCTCCTGTAAATTTAGTTGTGGATTTTGAGCCTGCCTCAAAAATATTTCTAACGCCCTTACTAAATCGCTTATGTATTTGGCATCTATCTCTTTTGGTGCGGTTGGCAGTCTTGGAAATGGAGTTACGTTAGTAGCCATTATCTTTTACCATCTTGCCTGACATCGACTCTAGGACTTCCTAGCCTCCACCTTACACCTATTGTGTTACAGTCTACCTTTATTGAAAAGGCTCTACCCCTGAGTCTAACATCAGCTTTATTAGTATATTGCTCAAACGGAACAGTCGTAGATGTAGACGTCCTGTCTATTTGACTTATATCCGACTGTAGAAAATTACCGCCGGGAAAGTTGTTTGCTTGTAAAGTCACATTTACCTTTGGATCTGTTGTAGTTGACCCGTTAAACGTAAAGTCTGGTATTACTCTGGTTATGAAAGAAAATTTATCGCCATCACCCATATCCATAGGACTAGACTCTATTGATGAAATCATTGCAGAGCCATCATCACTGTATCCGCTCTCGTGATTGTATAAAAATTCACCCTCAGCAGCTATTGGAAAGTCTCTTATACCCTTATCTATGAATGCAGATCTGTTAAGATTTCCGTAATACCAAGTGCCTTCAGCATAATTATATATTACATATCTATCGTTTTCTCCCGTTCCACTATTAGCTAATGAGTTTGTGTCAGAAGTGTAAAACCAGATAACCTCGCTAAATTCTGAATTTACTCCGGCGAACACTTTGTCAGCCTGATCAAAATCAAAATCAAAGAAAACCCTCTCTCTTACAGAGCATGGCAGTTGTTTTGTTTGACCATCATAAACGTAAAAATTCTGCCTACCCATCCAATAAACAGAATCCTCAACGGCTATCGCTGAATTTGGACCCATTATAGTAATATTAGAAGCTATGGGCTGTATGCCAAATGTAAACGGAGCGCCAATAAACTGCATAGAATGAACAGAGCTGTCTGTTATAATTATTATTTCTCTTTTGGTTTCTATGGCTTTGACAAACTTGGAACCAGATCCTATTCGAAGATCTCCAGCAGTATTTGTTGATGTAGGATTCCAGTCTAGAAAAGACTCTTGATCAGAAAACCTTATCAGAAGAGGATCTTGATCCGACTGACCCAATGGATTAGCGCCAAATGCTATTACATGTCTGTCAACATCAGAAACCATAATCTGTTTAGCTATTGTCGGACACTCGTTAGCCCCTGCTATTGATTGTATTTCTACAGCTCTTGTTGTAACTCCATTGCTTTTATCCCAATGATATATGGAACTATCTCTGGGGTTTATTAAAAGATCCTCACCAAAATTGTCCTGACTCCATATTCTAAGAGATGTGGTAACATTTATTGTTGTTCCAGAACCCCAAGTACCTCTGCCCCAAGTTCCGGCTCCCCATCCGTTTCCCCCAACGCCTGTGTTTAGACCAGCATTTATTTGATAAACGCCATCAACAGCAGCGCCTCCATTTCCAGAGTCACTAGCATTTGCTATGACCGCGTTACCACTCGTATCTTTTGCTGAAATAGTATAAGTGGTAGCTGTTGGCACAGAAATTATTTCATATTCTTGATTTAGAACTGCTGCCGTTACCAACCCGCCTAGACTAACAGCATCAGCAAAAGTCACAAAATCTCCGACCGAAGCACCATGACCAGAATCAGTCACGGTTATTGTCGATGAACCGTTTGTCGCAGAAAATGTTACACCGTTTGTTGTTGTTTTTCTAATTGGTGTTATATCGTTAAACGCCTGACCCTGTTCTATGTAGTACTTAGACTCTGTCCCAACTCCAAGGAAATCAGATCCGTCCAAGGCAACCCAGTTAAATAATCCTCTAACGGTGCCTATGTATGTATTCTCTGAATACTTTTCCCAGCCACCAATAACCTCTGGATACCCCTGCCTAAATCTAATTAGGTCACAGTCTACCCATCCTCCCTCATTAGAGTAAGATGTAATATCCCTGTTTATTCCGGGGGTAAATTGCAGTTTGCTTAAAGCCACAGATATTCCCCTTATATTTCATCAGGCCAGTCATTTATTTTAGCAATAGTTTTTAAACTACCATCTGAGTTCATTTCATTCTCAAACAATGCCATAAACGCCGCTAGGTCAGACGCACCATTCAAAGCAGTCTCTATCTCTCCGCATTTAGTGCGAACAGCATCTCTGTATGTAGTAACTGAACTCGGTATGGCGGTAGACTTTTCTGCTTTACGAGTAACATACCAGTCATGCACGGCTAGTTTGTTATTTGCTGTTTCTTTTGTCTGTGCGACCCAAATAGACTTGAGGCCAAGCGTTACCATCTGCTTACCAGTCATGGGGTCATTAACAGCTTTGCCATCTTCATCAACAACATTCACATCTGTTAGACTTTTTGGGATTAAAGTGCCATCAGTTTCCCTGCCCCAATAAAATTTATTATCATACGGAGCGGCTGATGCCGGTGAGTCTTCCCATGTAATACCAACAGCTTTCTTTTCGTCAGCGGTCAATCGCATCCAGACTTTTGAGAACTGTTGACCATTTACACCAATGAACTCTCGCCCTTCTCTGATCGTTTGTCCGTTATATTTCCACGGCATTTTATATTCTCCTATCGTGCGTTCGCAAATTTAACTGGTGCTTCGGCCACTGCATAAAAAATATAGTTAGCAGATTCATTAATTCTATTGGTAGTAGAACCTGCACTATTGCCATGCACCATAAAACCATTGCTAAAAAGTTCTATATTTCTGTTTGAACTGTATCCTGTTTCTGCGTGGTTTGCACTCCAGTAAAGTCTAGCCGTATCACCATTGAAACTAGATGCTCTTTTATTATCGGTAACAACCCAATCTCCAGTAGTGCTAGAAGCCTTCACCGTGACCAGTGAAGGTCTGAAACCTGTATAGACAAATGTGCCATCGGAATAATTTTGAGCGTTGCCGACATAGATGCCGACCTTGCTGTAGCCTTCAACGCTGTGGAAACAGTACATGATAAAATCATCACCGCTTTCATTTGTGGTGTTTCTTATACTTGTGTTTGATCCAATGCCTAGAGTAACAGTAGTAGCATCACCCGATGTGGGCTTCATTAAAGCCGAACCAGTAAATTGTGCTGTTGTCGATAGATAAGCATAATCATCACCAACAACTGACGATGATGCCTGCCAATTATTATTGTTACTGTTAGTGTCTCGATCTTTGATGAATATTAGTTCTGGTGCGCTGGACAAACCGTGTTTAATTGTCTGACCAGTTATTGCGCCGCCATTGCCAGTGTACGAAATTATACTTAATCCAGCGGTAGTGTTTATAGAAGCCCCTGTTGGAGTTATATCACCCCCACTGAGACTAGCATCGGATGCAGAACTATAACCAGTGCCATCAATATTAAAAGTGTCTGCTTTACCACCCGCCTTCCAGTTCCAAGCAACATAAGTTCTTCCATTTACATTTAAGTTTCCGGGAGTGCTTGCAGGAAGTGTAAACCCATCTGATCCATGTGCGCTTAAAACAGCCGTAGCTGTAGTTTCTTCTGCTTCTGTGCCACTACTATCTAATTTTTTGCCAACACCCCTGACCGTATCTTCTAAAGCGTGATCTTCTGTGTGACTGCGAGATTTAAGCCACATCCAGTCGGGAGCGAAACTTAGCCCAGTTATTGCGCGACTTGTATTTCCATCACCAGTGTACAGCAGGGTATCAAAATGCTCGTCAGCTTGGCTGCTTTGTCCGGGGCCGATTGTTACATCGGGTAAATTACTTGAGCAAAGGGCTAATGCACCTGATGGCGGTTGCCATTTAAAGTCCCCAATGCCATTAGCATCTGAATAACCGCCAGATGTTG